GCAAGCGCTTCTAATGTTGCTCCAATGGTTGAAGTTAATGTTTATGTTAAAGCAGACACAGATTATTCACTTTATGTTCCAAAACATCCTAGATCTTTACCAACTGTTCAACCAACTTTTGAAGCTACTTCAGGTATTGGCATTCTCGAACAAAGAAATGCACCTCCTAACACAACTGTCGTACTTTCAAAAGATCAATCAAATTCTATTTCTAGACCTCATTTTGGTGAAGATTATTCCTTAGTAGATATAATTCGTAGATTTTCTTACTTAGACACACACACTTTTACTTTACAACAATCAGAAGCTACTGACCTTCTTGCAGTTAATCCAAATTTACGCAGTCAAGTAGAACCAACTTATTTATCTTACTTTACTGGTATTTATTCAGCATGGTCAGGAAGTCTTCGTTTAAAATTAGTTTCCGCAGAATCACGTACATCAAACACATTTTTAACAGCTACACATGTTCCAAATATTTATTACTTTAACGGAACAACAGATTTTCCATTGCCAGAAACTTCAGGTTTTGGTACATTACGAACCAATTTATCTCAAGATAACGCAATGGAATTAGAAATACCTTTTTATTCTAAATTTAACATGTTATTAACTCGATCAGCTGAAGCTACCGATGTCTTTTTACCAAGTTTATATTATACAAATGGCTATTTAGAAGTTCGTGTTAATAATAGACAACAACCAAATGATATTATTTTAGATTATTATATAGCAGTAGGCGAAGATTTTAGATTTTTGTATTTAAGGTCTCCACCAGCCGATGGCTATAATCAAACTTTTTATTTATCTCCTTTAGCTTAGTTATTTTCATTTACCATTTTCATTAGGTTTGTATTAATATACCTGTCTGGAAATCAACTATATTTAATGGAAGTAAGGCACCAACTTATAGTTCGTTTTCTTTGGCTTGAAAGTATATTGATAATTTATACCTGCATAGCAAATTCAAATTTTTACAATTTAGAAATACCGATACATCATTTTTAGTTTTAGACATAATGTCATATTTTGACGTCGATTTAACTTAGTAAAACCCTAAAGGTTTTATGATGATATCAACATGAAAATGTTTTCTATTTTGGAGAATCTCAGAATTTGTGCTAAAATTTTGTAAATTTATTTAATTTTTGTATATTATTTTAAGTGATCGGTTAAACTTCACATAAGTTTCCTCCTTTATCATTGGGAAAATGATTAAAAATACTGGTACTCATAATCTTGCCTTTAAAAGACTATGGCTGTTAATAACAGTATAAAATTATTAAAACTAATTATGAAAATGTCAAATTACAATAATTCTCGTTTTAGCCCTTCAATCATTTCGCATTTTAAACCACAATCTGTATCACCAAATGATGAAATTGTTTTACAATCTCATTATGTTTTAAGTAATCCAGCAAAATTTTCCAAGATTGAATATTTAGATGCTTGGCCAGATAATCTTAATTATCCTATTTGGTC